CGCCAGACATGGTCAATCGCCCTGGACACTACACCAAAGACGGTGGCATAGAGTGTATCGATGGAATCAAAGCGTCGATGTCCTCTGCCGCCTTCAAGGGGTATCTTAAAGGTAACGTCATGAAGTACATCTGGCGTTACGAAAACAAGAACAAGTTGGAAGACTTGCAAAAAGCCAACGTCTATTTGGGTTGGCTGATCAAGGAGGTGTCTCATGGATCATCATGAAGAGTTTGAATTTAATTGGCAGAGCAAAGAACACGAAGTTGCATCTGATGCCCTGGGTTTGTTCGTGAATGCGATGAAGGACAAAAACATTTCAGAAGATGTTTTGATGGAAGTCTTGTTTGTCATCACGTTCACCTATCACCTGCACTTCACAGATCGTAGCTCCCTTCGCAGGTTAGTCGATGAAGGCATGCTTGCAGTGAATGATCCTGATATGTCAGAGGAGGAGATGATATGCCATTGAATGAAAACCAACACGCTGTAAGGGAACAAGCTGTGCTTCGCATCTTGCATCGTCACAATCTATCACCGTGGGCCAGAAATTACTGGGCGCGCACTTACTGTGGACTGAAGAGGGCCGAGCATGAAGCTAAGGTACTACCAACAAGAAGCCATTGATGCTGCTTTCCATTGGTTCGATACCCAAAAAACCCATCCATTAATTGTTTTACCTACAGGCGCTGGCAAGACTGTTGTCTTCGCCTCAATGATCAAGAAGATCTTTGAAGAAAACCGTAACAGTCGTGTACTGATTCTTGCCCACAGGCAGGAGCTGATCAGTCAAGCAGATGAGAAGCTCAAGACCGTATGGCCTTGTGCGCCTAGTGGTCTGCTGGCTGCAGGTTTAAAACAGTTTGATTCGCACGAGCCTATCGTGATCGCTAGTCGGGATACCCTGGCTACACCAAAGCGATTAGAGAACTCAGGCGAGTTTGATTACATCATCGTGGATGAAGCCCACCATGTTGGGCCAGAGAAGCGGAGTCGATATCGAAAGATCTTTGATCACTTTGATTCTACTCAGCATTACGCACCAAAGGTTTTGGGTGTTACGGCAACGCCATATCGTATGGGTCAAGGATTCATTTATGGGTTGGACGATCACTTCTTTGGTGGTGTCGCTCACCGGGTAACGATCCCAGAGCTAATCAAGGCAGGGTATCTGTGCCGATTGTCTGCGTACCAGGTTGCGTCAGAGGCGGTGATCGATGCATCCACAGCCAGGGTCAAGTTCAAGGGTGGCGACTATCGTGAGTCAGACATCGAACACCTCGCCATGGAAGATCAAACCATGCTTGCGATTGTGGCCGATTGGATTGACAAGGCGTACAGCAAAGGCCGACTGAGCAGTGTGTTCTTCTGTATCACCGTGGCGCATGCGAACAAGATGTGCATGTATCTGCGTGATGCAGGTGTAGAAGCCGCTGTTGTGACAGCAGAAACGCCCGCTGAAGAGCGCAAGAAGATCCTTGAGGACTTTGAGAACGGTGTCATCAACGCGCTGTGTAACGTCGCTGTGTTGACTGAGGGCTGGGATGCGCCACGCACAGACTGCATCGCGTTGCTCAGACCGACTAAGTCTCTGGGCCTTTATGTGCAGATCTGTGGTCGAGGCATGCGCACCTGGGGTAACAAGAAAGACTGCATGCTGCTCGACTACGGCGAGAACATGATGCGCCATGGCTGCATCGATACCGCTAGGCCAGAGAGACCACAAGAAGATGAATCGGCCGAGCCGAAGATCTGGATATGTGACCACTGCTATGCCGTCAACGACATGGATGCGCGCAACTGCGTGGAGTGTGAAGAGCCTCGGTACAGCGTGGAGCAGATGCTTCAGCGTCAGCAAGACTTGCTGGATCAGCTTGACCAAGAGCGCAAAGATCAAGAAGAGAAAGATGCAGCTGCAACACGCGAAGCGGCACAAGGTAACGTCCTGTCTGATGAGCTAGAAGAGCCAGCCGAGAAGCTTGAGAAAGTTAAGAACATCGACTTTGTGTCTGCACAGATCAAGACCTCTAAGAACGGTAACGACTATCTCAACGTGATGTTCTCAACACCCGGCGAATACTGGCCACAGAGTATGCCTATCATGCTGGGTATGCGGGGTAAGGCGGGGATGGTAGCCACCAAGAAGTGGAACGCCCTGACACAGTCAGGCACACCAACGCCATACGATCTTAGTTATGCAGCGGATCTTGTGAACCAACACAAGGTCATGAGCCACATCAAACAAATAACTGTAAGGAAGGAGGGTAGATACTGGAATGTTGTCAGCGTCCATTTTTGATCAGATCGATGAGTTCATCGCCAATAAAGAGAACCGCCACCGAGGGCACCTTGGTTTCAGTGGGATCGGTGATGACGATGAATACAAACTGTGGATGGGATTCCGCTGGTGTCTGCCGTCCACGTTTGGTGGGCGCATGCTGCGCTTGTTCGACCTTGGTCAAAGGATAGAAGAGCAGATCGTAGAGAACATACGCGACAGTGGTGTGATATCTATCGCCTCGCATGACAAAGACGGCAACCAGTTTCGTGCGTCGTTCTTTGGTGGTCACTTCGCAGGTTCATGCGACGGGCTGTTGAAGGGTGTGTTGCCACCACCAGAAGAGGAGCTCGTGCTCCTGCTCGAGGTGAAGAGCGCAAACGACAAGCGGTTCAAAGAGCTTGTGAAGCTACAAAGCTATGAGGCTTGGAGTGAAACCTATCGCTGGCAGATCCATGCGTACATGGGTGCCCTGGGCCTGACCAAGTGCATGGTTGTTGTGATGAATAAAAACAA